TGACATCACAGATGAGGATTTAAAGGCGTTCGAAGAAGCCGAAGAAAAAGGCGAAGTAAAAATAAGCGAACGAACTTTAGATGAAGAAGAACTTAAAGAAACCGGAGATACCAAGGAAACCGAACAAGAAATTGAAGCGGAATCTGAGGAATCCGAGGAAGAAGAAGAAGAATCATCTGGCGAGACTACTGAATCTTCAACAGTAGAGATTAAAGAAGTTTCCGGAGAAACACCTAGAGAGCAAGCTTTAAGATTAGAGCTAACAAGAGTAAGAAAAAAACTTAGAGAAAGTTCCCAAAAAGGAATTTTCAAAGAGAATGATGTTGATAATAAGAATAGTGATGATGAACTCAAAGAACTTGGTTATGATGACGACCAAATCAAAACCTTAGATAAAGCCTTTGACATTATAGGCGAAAGAAAGGGATTTGTTCGCAGAGCTCAAACCTATGAAACTATGGCTAATGAAACTTTAGCAAATTTCATAGAAGAGCATCCCGAGTATTCCGTTGAAAATGATAAAGACGACATCTATTGGGGAAGATTCACCGCTATTCAAAAGTCAGATTACAACCTTGTTGGTAAAAGTCAAAAACAACTTAAATCAATTTTTGAAAAGATAGACAGAGACGTTAAAGAAGAACTTGGTAAAAGCCCAAGCAAAAGCAATTTTAACGCTCAAAAACAAAAAATTGAAAGTGTCTCAGCAGGTGGTTCAGGAACTTCAACATCTAAAGGCAAAACTGAAAACAAATCTATCAAATCAGATAGAATAATTTCTGGAAATCATCCAGGTCTAAAGTTTTCAGGATTTGATGACGATGAGTTAGAAGAATTTATTAACTAATTTACAAAATTATGGCTTTCACAGGATTTCAAAGAGTTGGTGGAACTATAACAGAGGCCAAAGAAAGAGTTATCGGAGCAGTAGCTTACGCAGTAGGTGATTTACTTATGCGTTCAACTACAGCTGGAACTCTTATCGCTGCGACTTCTTCTGCTACTCCAAACTTGTTAAATGGCGGAGGTATTGTTACCAAAGCCACCGATGGCGTAGCTACTGTTGCTTATATTGAACCTATAGACTACGATGCAGAATATTTCGCACAAACCGCTAGCAATACTAATGTCGCTCATAACTATATGCTAATGACTTTAACTGATGAAAATACAGTTAATAACACTGGCACTGATGACATAACCAATCCTTGCTTTATGCAGACTGGAGTTATCGGAGTTACTGGAGACAAAAAGATTATTGGACAGTTTGTTCGTCAGATTTCTTAATCAGATTTCTTAATTATTAATTTAAAACACATATGGCTCAAGCAGTCCCAATGAATATCTTGGCTGCAGCAAACGCTATAGATAAATCAGTCCAAAAGTATTTTCTAAAAGAATCTACTCCAGAACTACAGTTAAAGAAATATTTTAACTTTAGAACTACAACTGATTACTATGAAAAGGATGCTGGTATCTCAGGACTTTCAGAAGCGTCTTTCACAACAGAAAACGCAAACATTAAGAAAGATGTTCCAGTAGAAACCTACAAAAAGGAATATACTCAGGAACAAATTGATATTGAAGCTCCATTTACTTATCTTAATTGGAAATTTGCTATTAAGAAAAGAGATGTAACTAATATCACTAAGCAAATTGAAAACTCTCTAAATAGAAAGAAAGAAAAACTAGCTGCCGAAAGATTGATTAACGGATTTAGCTCTACTTATACTCATTATGATTTATTAAGTGGTTCTAAATCAATTACAATCACAGGAGGAGATAGTTTAGAGGCTTTCACAACCGCTCATACAAGGGAAGATGGTGGTGCTAATATGAACAACGTAGTTTACGACGGAACAACATATTCACTACCTTTCGACTATGCTGGCTACAAAGCAGCTATTAGAACAGCTTCATTGTTTGTTGACCCAAGAGGAAACCCCTATCCAGCTGATTTAGACACTTTAGTATGTAAGAAAGGTTCAAGCGTTTCTTTCAAGGCTAAAGAAATTCTAAAAGCTATTAAAGATGGTAGAATCCCAGAGTCTAATGATAATGATGGAACAGGTGTCCCTCCATTTTCAATTATTGAACTTGATTATCTTACATCCGATGTTTATTGGTTTATGTTTGATAGCAAGAGAGGTATGACTGATTCCGAAGGATTCCAATTTATTGAATCTGAAGCTAACAATGTTGACCCAGTTCACGTAAATCCTTATACAAGAGCTTTATCTTGGTTTGGACACGCATTATGTGCCTTAGGACACAATGATGTAACTCGTTCTTGGGTGGCATCAGCTGGAGATTCAGCAACAACTTAATTTAACTAACTTAAAGGGGAAGTCACAGTGGGTGACCGAAAGGAATATTCTATACAGCTTCCCCTAATACGACTATGGCAACTATTGCAGGAAGACAATATTCAAGTCCTAAAAATATCAATTTAAAACAAGGTATTTTAAGATTTGATGTATCAAAATCATCTAATCCTTTGTCTAATGATTCAAAAGGTTGGGGATTGTATGTTGATAGTTCCAATCAACTTTGCTATTGGAACAAAACTGGTATTACTGTATTAGGTTCTGGTGGTGGTGGTTCAACTCCAACTTGGGAAACCTTGTTTGGAGCAGACGCTACTTTCACTATTACTCCTGATACTACTTTTACCATCGCTGGTAATAGAGCAACTGCTACTGATGTTTTAACTTTAACAAATGTGGCCGGAGGTTCAGGTGATGTTTTACAGATTACTAATTCTGGAACTGGAAATGATATTTCAGGAACTTCTGGATTATTCGCGGTTACAAAAGCTGGTGTTATTTCAGCTCGCGGATTAACATTTGGTGCAGCAAGCACAATTACTTCAACAGCAGGTGATATTACTTGGACACTTGAAGACAATGATGCGACTGCGTTAAAAATTGGCTCATCCGGTGCTACTTCAATTATCAATATAATTACAACAGATGGCTCAGAAGCAGTTGTATTTGGTAATGGAATGACACTTACAGATGGCAAATTCACTGCTACAAGCACTTCTAACACTGTTCCTCTATTTTTACTACGAAATGATACTATTACAACTTTTGGTTCTGATAGTGCCGAAGATAGTGGAGCTTTTGTATTTAGTTCAGATAGTTTAACTACTGGCGATTTAATTCGCTTACAGTTGGATGAATCTGCTCTAAATGGTGGATACTTCTTAAAAGCAGTCCAAACTGATGGTGGAACAGCTGTGTTTACTATTGGAGAAGCTGGTGCAACAGTAATAGCTGGAGTTGCTTCAGGAACAACAGCCTTGACACTTACTGCTGGAGACTTAGTTATTACAAGTGGAACAGCAACACTGACAGCTGGAGGACTTACTTTAACTTTAGGTGACTTAACCTTAACATCCGGTAATATTGTTCAAACCTTAGGAGATTTAACATTGACTGCTGGTAACTTTACTATGACTGTTGGTGATGCTGTCTTAACTGATGGCTCATTGACTATCACTGACGCTGATAATGCTTCTACTCTTGATATAACCAACAATACTATTACTACTGCTGATTTGGTAGTTATTGATTCTACCAGTATAACAACTGGAGCATTAATGAAACTTAACTCAAATGCAGCAACTGCAGACGGAGAAGTATTAGAGATAATTTCAGCTGGTGATGCTACAAGCACTCCAATCGGTCTTTCAGTAACCATTGCGAGCGTTACAACTGGTGCCGCCAAAGGTGCTGTTATTACTATGGCTGGAGCAACAACTACCGCTATTGGATTAACAGTTGATATGGCTGCATTAACAACTGGAACCGGAGCATTAATTACTTCTGCTGGAACAATTATAACTACAGGAGAATTATTAAGCTTAGTAGGTAATAGTGCTACAACTTGCACAGGACTATTAAGAGTTTCTGGAACTGGCTTAACTGACGGTTTCGCAATGGAAATCACTGGTGGTGGTGCTAATGCTACTGCTTCTGGTGGAGTTGTAAATATTGCCGCTGGTGCCGCTATTGCTGGAACAGCTTTGAAAGTTCTAACTTCTGGTGTTTATACAGGAACAACTGGTGTATTATCAGTCAGCGCTGCTTCGGCAACTACTGGTATTATTGCTAATATAGTTGGAACTGGTTTAACTACTGGAACTGGTTTATTAATTAGTGCTACTGAAGCAACTATTCAAACCACTGGTTTTTATATTCGTTGTTATGATGGAGCCGCTAATGATTTCAGTGTTAGTAAATATGGAGCAACAGTAATCGCAGGTTCTGCTTCTGGAACTGCTGCTCTAACTTTAACAGCTGGAGATTTAGTAGTTACAAGTGGAACATTAACTTTAACTTTAGGAAGTGCTACTTTGACCGCAGGTAATCTAATACTTACTGCTGGAACAGTTATCACTACTTCACAAGCTATCGTTAATGCTAACACAGCAATTTCAGTAACTCATGGAGTTACCACTATCGCTAATAATGCTGGTTCAACCCACACTTTAGCGGATGGAGTTATTGGACAGAAGAAAACTATTCTTTGCACTGTTTACACTGGTGACGCAGTTATCACTCCAGATAGTTTAGCTAATGGAACAACTATTACACTAAATGCTGTTGGAGACGGTTGCGATTTAGTATTTACTGGAACAGAATGGTGGGTAACTAACCTTTACGGAACTGCCGCTTTAGCTTAAACCATTCAAGTTTAATAACAACTTAATATTGATGAAATACTCGGGAGAGGATTGACTCCTCTCTCGGAATATCTTATTAATTAATATAAAAATTATGTATGACACAAATTTACAGAAAGCAGATATAAATTTTGCTACAAGTGGAGACCACACAGTGATTTCTGCTCCAGATAACGGTTATATCGCAATTG